CGCCTGGCGCACCATCGCCGGCCCGGCGGCCTGCTGGCATGACCGCGACGCTCCCCAGCTCCTATGTGCCCGCCGAGCCGCTGACGGTTGAGCGGGCGCCACGGATCCGGCAGGGCCCCGCGGCTGACCAGCTGGAGCAGGGCGGCACGATCGGCCGCGCTCAGGACCTCCGCATCTGGCCCGGCCTGCGCTTCGTCCTGCTCCCGGCTGATGGCGTGGCGCTGGACACGTTCCTGCAGGCCCGTGAGGCCGCCGGGGAGCCGTTCTACTGGACTCCGGTGGGCGACTCCCAGCGGCTGGTCCGGTGTCGGGAATGGCGCCTGAACCTGGCCAGCTGTGAGCACCATGAGGTGAGCGCAAAATTCGAGGAGGTGATAGCGCTGTGACGATCCCGGCGTTTCCCAACTACCGGCCGAACCTGCCGGCAGAACAGGCCATCAGCAGCCGCGCCCGGTTGACGCAATTGGGCGATGGCCTGGTTCAGGAGCGCCGTTGGGGGCTGAATCCAGTCCGCCCCACCTGGGACCTCCCGTTCGAGCTGTGGCCCACAGGTCGCGCCGAGGTTGAAGCGTTCCTAGCAGCACGGGCGGCAGACGGGCAGCCGTTCAGCTGGACCGCACCGGGCGCTGCAGCGGCCACCGCATGGCGTTGCGATCGGTGGACAGTGGATCAATTCAACGGCGGCCGGGTGATGCTCCAGGCGACGTTCCGGCGGGTGTTTGAGGTTTCGCCCCCTGAGCTGGTGGCGGTGCCGTGTGGGGGGAATGTGATCACGATCATCACGCCACCGGCGGATCAGTTCATGAACGCATGGCTTAACGGTCGCGAACTCACCGCACCGGATCCGTTGGTTCCGCTGCCTGATGATGGCTACTGGGCTGGTGATGCGCTCTACGACGCCTGGCAAGCAGCCGTTGGCTCCGCCGGCGAGGCCGCAGCATGGGCGGATTGGGTGGCGCAATACGACGCCGACTGGCTGGGTCTGGCAGCTCCCAACGTGGTCGTTGGCACCTCCGGCGAGACGTTGCAATTCAGCGTAAGTGCGGTGAGTTCCAACGCCTCGCCGCTCACCTATCAATGGCAGGTGAGCTTCAACGATGGCGCCAGCTGGGCGAATATCAGCAACGGAGCAATCAGCGCAACAGCAGTCAGCGGGTGCAGTCCTACCGCCTCGACGTGGGATCCCGGCTACAGCGGGGAGGGGGTCTATTTCAGCTCCTTCTCATGCTCAACGGCAACAATCACCGCCACCGTAAGCGGCGCCACGACCAATACGCTATCAATTACTGGCGTCTATGCGTTGAAGAAATACCTATTTGATCTGATGGGATATAACGGCGCGGAATATGTCTTTGCCCGTGCGGTGGTAAGCAGCACCGGCGCTAGCCCCGTCACCACGGCGGCCGCTTCCGCCATGATTCCCCCCGACTGATGACCCTAACCACCGCCTATATCGCCGAGCTGGCCAAGTTGGCTCCCTCCGCAATCGTGGAGCTATTCGAGCTACACCTGTCGGCGGAGTTGCATGGCGCCTGCCAGATCTACCGGTTTCATGCTGGGGTGAATGAACGCACGATCTCGGGCCATGTGGTGTGGGGCGGCGCCGCCTACTACGCCTGGCCGATTGAGGCCGAGGGGTTCAGCTGGGAGGGGAAGGGTGCCCTACCCCGGCCACGGGTGCGGATCGGCAACGGCGGGGGCGTGATCTCTCAGGCAATGTTGGAGGTGCGGGCCACCTCAGGCGGCGACCTCACCGGCGCAAAAATGATTCGCATTCGCACCCTCAGGCGGTTCCTGGACGCGGTGAATTTCGAGGGCGGCAACGCCACCGCTGACCCATCCGCCAGCGCTCCGGCGGAGGTGTATTACATCGATCGGCTGAGCGGCGAGAGCACCGATGCGGTGGAATTCGAGCTGGCGTCAGCGTTCGATCTGGCCGGCGTGCGGGTGCCAAAGCGGCAGGTGTTGGCCAGCACCTGCCAATGGCGCTACCGCCGCTGGACCGGCAGTGCCTGGGACTATTCCGGCGTTGATTGCCCCTATGCCGGCACCGCCTATTTCAACGAGGCAGACGGCGCGGTGGGGAGCGCTGCGCAAGATGTTTGCGGGAAACGCCTGACCAGCTGCGAGGCCCGGTTCGGTGCTGGCAGCGAGCTGCCATTCGGCGCATTCCCTGGCGCCGGTTCATCGTTCGGGACCAATGGATGATCGATCAGGATGTGATCACGGTGGCGGCAGCATTTGCCGAGGCCCTGGACCCGCACGAAAGCTGCGGGTTGGTGATTGAAACCAACGGCCGGCAGACGTACTGGCCCTGCGGGAACATCGCCGAAGATCCCGAGGCAGACTTCATCATTAACCCATCGGACTGGCGGCGGGCGTCCAGGGCCGGAACCATTGTTGCCGTGATTCACAGCCACACGACGACCCCGGCAGCGCCATCGCTGGCCGATCGGCTCGCCTGCAACGCCTCCAACCTGCCGTGGGTGATCATCCAAGCCCGCTCCGGTGAGGTGTGTCATCTGTCTCCGGAGGGCGGCCGCCCGCCACTGATCGGTCGGCCGTGGGTATGGGGCGTGGCCGACTGCTGGACGCTCGCCCGCGACTGGTACGGCGATCATGGGCTGTGGCTGCCGGATTTCCCAAGGCCCGCCACACCTCAGCAATTCGAGGCGGCGCCGACGTTTGATCAGCACTGGCCCTCGGCCGGATTCGTCGAGGCCCTCCCCGGCCAGGCCATGCCGGGCGACCTGCTGCTGATGGCGCTGCGCTCCACCGCCGGCCAGCTGAACCATTGCGCTGTGCTGCTAGAGGGCGGCCTGATCCTGCACCACATCCGTGGCCGGCTATCGGGTCGGGAGCCGTATACAGAATGGTGGCAGCGGCAGACGGGACGAATACTCAGACATGCGGACTATCGAGCTTTACGGGCAATTGGCGGACCATTGCGGGGGGCAGCAGTTCCGGGCAATGGTGCAATCGCCAGCTGAGGCGGTGCGTTGGCTGCTGGCAAATTGGCCCGACCTTGAGGCCCACATGATGGGTCAGTTCTACGAGGTGCGGGGTGATGGCGAGCCTCTGGAGCTGGAGCTGTTGCCGTTTCCCGTGGCGGGTGTGATCACGATCACGCCAGTAGTTGGTGGCGCTGGAGCGACGGGGCGGATTCTGGCCGGAGCGGCATTGATCGGCTTAGCATTCGTGCCCGGTCTGCAGCTGTTTGGCCTGGCGCTGGCTTCGCCACTGATGGGGATCGGCGCCTCTCTCGTGCTGGGCGGCGTGGCCCAGCTGCTCACCCCGACGCCACGGATTGATGAGGGGATCAAGGGCAACCCAAAGGTGGGCGCGTCCTACGTGTTCAGCGGGGTGACGAATACCAGCCGCCAGGGGGTGCCGGTGCCGGTCTGCATGGGTGAGCCGATCGTCGGCAGTGTGGTGATCTCGGCTGGGTTGAGCGTCGCATGATCATCTCAGGCTCTGGCGGGCAACAGGCAGCGACTGGCACCACGACACCGAAGACTGCGAATGATTCGCTTAATTCAACGCAATATATCCAGCTGATTGACCTAATCAGCGAAGGGGAGATCGAAGGCTTCCCGTCCGCCCGTGCCTATACCCGTGGCACGGCAGCGTATAACGTGGCACTGCTTAAGGATATTTTCCTGGATGGTACGCCAATCCTTAAAGCATCGGCTAACCCTGAAGCGCCATCAGCAGATGATTACAACTTCCAAGATATAACGGTTGCCGTGCGCTATGGCACCGCAGATCAAACCTATGTGCCGGGCTTTGAGGCGGTGCAGACTGAAGTGTCAGTCGGTGTCACTGTCACTAACGCCACACCAATCAGCCGCACAATCACCGATCCAGACACCGATGCGGTACGGGTCACGGTGTCATTCCCACGGCTGGAGAAGTACCTAGAGAATGGCGACACGCGCAAAGACGAGGTGAACTGGCAAGTGCATCTCAGCTATAACGGCGGCGCCTATTTCATGGCGGCGCGTGATAGCGTCTACGGTCGCTCCGCTGACCCCTTCCAGCGAACGCTCACGGTGCCGCTATCGGGGACGTTCCCCGTGGGGGTGCGAGTGGTTCGGGAGACAGTTGACCGGCCCTCCAGCGAGAAAGATCCCAGCGGCGATCGGCATTACGACGAGTTCAGCTGGTCCAGTTACACGGAGCTGACCTACGCGAAACTGAGTTATCCTCACTCGGCGCTGGTGTTCCTGCAGGCCCCGGCCAGCACGTTCACCACGGTTCCGGCGCGGTCGTATCGAATCCGGGCCATGAAAGTGGCGATTCCGAGCAACGCCACGGTGAGCGCGGCAGATGGCTCGCTGACGTTTGCCGGCGTCTGGAATGGGACGTTCTCCACCCCACAATGGACGACCGATCCGGTCTGGCAGCTGTGGGACCTGTTGACGACCGCCAGGTACGGGACTGGTGATCACATCAGCGCCAGCGACCTAGACCGCTGGGCTTTCTATGCGGCATCGGTCTACGCCAATGGTCGGGTGCCGACTGGGGTTGGCGGCGCCACGGAACCACGGTTCAGCTGTCACATCGCGTTGCAATCAAGCACCGAAGCGTATAAAGCAATCAACGACCTGGCTTCAGTGTTTCGGGCAATGCCGTTCTGGCAGTCGGGCGGGGTGAGCCTCGGCCAGGACCGGCCAGCAGACGCGGCGCATGTGTTCAATCAGTCGAATATCGGCGCGGAGGGGTTCACCTATTCCAATTCGAGCCGGACGCAGCGCCACACCGTCGCGGTCGTCAGCTGGTTCGATCGTGATCAGCAGGATGTGGCCTATGAGGTGATTGAGGACCGCGAGGGCATCGCCCGCTATGGCGCGGTCGTCGCCAGTGTCGAGGGGTTCGGCTGCTGCTCTCAGAGTCAGGCCCGGCGGGTTGGGTTCATGTTGCTCGCCACGGAGAACAGCGAGACCGACGTGGTGACATTCAAGGCCCTTGCGTCGGCTGGCGTAGCGGTGCGGCCAGGAATGATCATCGCAACGGAGGACCAGCTGCACAGCTCTGGAGCACGCCGTGGGGGGCGAATCGTGGGCGGCACCACCACCACCGTGGTAATCGACACGCCGGTGGGATCACTGCCGGCGACGACCTCACCGGTTGCGATGGTGGCCCTTGCTGATGGCACCGTGGCCTCTCGCGCGGTGGTCGGCGCCTCTGGTTCCACCCTCACGCTCGCAAGCGCTCTGCCGGCTGTGCCATTGGTGGCCGGTTGTTATATCTATTCGGATGCGTTCAGTCTGTGGCGGGTGCTAACGGTTGGCGAGCAGAACGGCGATGAATACCCCATCACTGCGTTGCAATACAACCCAGCAAAGTATGACTATGTGGAGCGCTACCTGCCGCTGGGCGGAACCAGGCTGGCCACCACGGTCAACCGCTCGACAAAGGTGGGCACTGCTCAGGTTCGGGTGACACCGCAGCAGCTGGAGTCGTCCTACTCGCTGGTGAAATCCAGCCGGGTGGGCACCGCCAGGGTCGGAGTATCGGTGGTGGCCGCGGAGTCCGCCTACAGCGGCCAGCGGTCTACCAGGGTGGGCACTGCACAGATCACGGCGGCAACTCAGGCCCTGAATTCCTCCGTAACCTGACCCCATGGCAACCGTCACCCCGCTTGTGTTCCGCCCGTTTCTCCTGGCACTGGCCCAGAAGAAACACGACCTATCTACCGACACCCTCAAGTGGCGGCTGACGAATACTGCACCTTCTCAGACCTCTGCTTTGGCGGCTGATGTAACCGGCGAGCTGGCAACCGGCGGTGGGTATACCGCTGGCGGTGGTACGTCCTCCATCGTCAGCCTGACCGAAAGCGCGGGTGTGTTGACGCTGATCCTGGGCGACCCGCCCACATGGACCGGCAGCGGATCAGGATTCGGGCCGTTTCGTTATGGCTATCTGATCAATGATACGGCCGCTAGTAAAAACCTGATCTGTTACTACGACCACGGGAGCAGCATCACGGTTGCTTCCGGTCAGACCTATACGACCGACCTGGACCAGAGCCTGGGGATCCTGAAACTCACGCTGCTGTGATGTCATGGCTACATCGATGCCGGTGCCTATTGAGATCACATCCGTCCTAGTTGCTACTGGCTTAGGCCTATGCCTGGCCTGGGGGCGCCGCACCGCCGGCAATGAGGTGGTGAGCGCTCGCCTCACCGCCGGGCTGGAATCCATCACCGCTGAGCTGGTCCTGATCCGCCAGGAGATGCGTGAGGACCGCAAGGAATCGAGCCTGGCAAACCGGCAATTGTTTGAGCGGATCACTGAGGTAGAGCGTGGCGTGATCGATCGCATCAGC